TGAGACTGCTGATCTTAGCCGTACTACTGAGATGATTGGTGATCGGCTTGCTTTCCTTATGGAAGAGTACGCTCTTAATAAGTACATCGCAGGTTGGGCACTTAAGAACCAAGATCGTTGGCAAAAGTTTGTCAAGCAAACACCTGATAAAGAAGCTGCTATTCGTCAAATTACTAATCAGTTTGACCTTAAGGTGCAAGAGAAGAATGTTCAAGCTCAAGGCTATCGGGATATGATTCGTACCATTGCTCGTGATCGTCCTGATGCTGCACAACCCTTGATTGATGCATTTGCACTATCTAAAGGTGATGTAGATACGCTCGATAAGTTGATGAAATGGGCAGCTAAGCAAACAAGCCCCATGGGTCTTATCTATAACAGTGACGGCGGTTTGAATGCTTTTGCACAAGGTGCATGGGCAGTGGTGTACAACAATGTGTTGTCTGGTATCTCTGCTCTCAAGGCTATTACTGGTAACACTATATCACTTACGCTTCGTACTAGTAAGGCATTCCTTGGTACTGGTATCGGTATGCTGATGGGGAAAAACACGGTTGATGACCTTCGCAGGGCAACCTATATTTACGGTTCATTTTTGACTGTTAATAAACGGGCGCTTGGTGCTTCTTGGGATACCTTTAAACGTACCTGGAATAATGGTAAGTGGGGTAATGATGCAACTATGGACTTCCGTGAATTAGCACGTGAAGACCTTGTTACTGACTATAACCCTAGTCTTTGGGATACCCTTGCTGATATGGAGCAAGTATGGGAAAAGGATGGTAACTGGGGTCAGTTATTCCAATACCGTTCAGCTAGGTTCTTGTATGACCTTGGTAACTGGCGTTGGGCTAAGTATGGTACCAATGCAATGATCAGTGCTGATGCCTTTGTACAAAGCACTGTAGCCTCTCAAATGGCCCGTGCGCGTGCATGGGATGAACTTTTTGGTATTGGTTACAGGGGAGCGGAACTGGCACAACAGTTGGCTAAGGCTGAAAAAATTGCTTATAACGAAGCATTTGATGCTCTTGGTAATCTCACTGATGCTGCTGCTAAGAATGCTACTGGAGAGATTGCACTTAACTTGGATAGTGAGCTAGCTACTGCTATTACACGTGGTATCAATAAGTTTCCACTCCTAAAGGGATTCTTTATGTTCCCTAATACAGGTGTTAATGGTGTTAAGATGGCTATGTCTTATACTCCTATTGCCACCCTACCAGGCATGAATAAGTACTCTAAAGTACTAATGGCTGGTGATGATATCGATAAGATTAGGAAAGCTCTTGAGGAACATGGTATTGTTTATGATGGTGTACCTAATGGTATGGCTATCTTCAAGGGTATTGAAGCTGAGTATCGTGGGCGTGTAGCTTTTGGTGCTCTTCTGTCTACCTCTATGATGGGATACGCTCTTGGTGGTAACATCCGTGGTAATGGTCCTGTTAATGCGGGTGAACGTAAGAAGCTTCGTGATAACTTTAACTGGCAACCTAAGACTATCAACATTGGTGGTAACTGGGTTAGCTACGCAGGTTATGAACCCCTCGACACTATCCTTACTCTTGTTGGCGACCTTGCTTATTACTCCCGTGATATCGGCTCTACTCTGACTGAGGACTTTGGTAAAAAATTAGCGTGGACTCTTTCCGCTACATTTGTTAATAAGACCTGGGTTGCGGGTTTAGAGCCTATTGTTGCTATTGCTAACGGTGATGAGACTGCTATCTCTCGCTATCTTGCTAATCAAACACGATCTGCTATCCCTATGTCCGGTGCTCTTGGTGTTGTCAACAATGCCATAACTAGTTCCCAAAAGGATATCTACAATGACCTTGTAGGTTATGTTAAAAACAGACTGCCTGGCTTCTCCAGTCAGCTACCTGAACAGATTGATATCTACACCGGTAAGCCCCTTAATGACATCGATAACCCAGTCCTACGTGCTCTTAATGCTGTTAACCCAGTTAAGATTAGCGAAGGTACAGAGCCTTGGCGTCAGTGGTTGATTGATAGTGGCTGGGATGGTATCCAAATGATTCGTAAGGACTCCTCTGGTAACCACGAATATACCCCACAGGAACGTGAAGTACTGTATAAGTACATCGGTGAACAACAACTGTGGAAGGAATTCGATAAGCTTAGTAAGAACAAGAAGTATAACGATCAGCTAGATCGTATTCGTGCTATGCGTGTTCAAGGTCGTCCATCTGAAGAGATCCAAGCAGCTCAAAGTGAAGTTTATTCAGTGATGAATGATATCATGTCTCAAGCCCAAAAGGCTGCTGAGATGCGTATGCAGCAAGAGAATGAACCGATGTGGCGTTCCATTCAAGAATCCCTGACCAATAAGAACCTTATGAAACAGGGTCGTATTGATGATGCTGCCAGGGCTGCTGATCGTCGTAAAGCAGAGATTGAGCGACTAACCCAAATGTACCGATAACTTTAAATGGCAACTACACAAAATACATTCACTGGTAATGGGTCTAACTTAGGACCCTTTTCTTTTACCTTTAAATGGCTTGAATCTACTGATATTAAGGTAAGTGTTGGTGGTGTACTGAAAACAGCTGGTACTCACTACAACCTACAGAGCCTTAACTATACGACAAAGACCGGTGGTCAGGTCCTGTTCACTGCAGGTAATGCTCCTGCTAATGGAGCCTCTATTCGTATCTTTCGAGATACCGATGATGATGCTTTGTCTGCTGTCTTCTCTTCTGGTTCCGCTATTAGAGCAAAGGACCTGAACGATAACTTCACTCAGAACCTTTATGTAACCCAAGAGATCAACAATAACGCTGTCAGCATTGATGGTTCTAACCCTATGGTTGGTAACCTCAATATGAATGGCTACCAAATTGATAACCTAGGTGAACCTACTTCCAATAGTGATGCTGCCACTAAAAAATATATTGATGACCGTTACGGTAATCTAAGTATTCCTGGCTTTACCCGTTGGAGTAAGACTGCTGTTGGTGGTGAGACGACATTGTCTGGTGTTGGTACGACTGGCGGTACACTTGGTTATAGCCCTAACCGTGAGCAGGTATATCTTAATGGTGCTCAACTGCAACGTGATGCGGACTACACTGCTAATAACGGAACTAGCATTGTCCTCAATGTAGCACTTATCGCTGGTGATGTTCTTGAAGTCATCTGCGTCAACAACCTCAATACTGGTACAACTGCTCAGGCACAGGATGTTTACTGGAATCAAAGTGGTTCTGGTGCTGTTACTAGAACTGTTGATAGTAAGTTGAAGGATGTTGTCTCTGTTAAGGATTTTGGTGCTGTAGGGGATGGCGTTGCTGATGACACCTTGGCCATTAACCGAGCGACCAAGTACGTTGCCAACCTAGGCGGTGGTACTGTTTATTATCCCCCTGGTATTTATAGAATTACTAGAGCTATTCGCCTCGATGATTACAACATTGAAACGTTTACGTATTCTGGAAATGTTCGGCGCAATGTAACCCACATGGGTGCCGGACGGGATTCAACTACCATCAAAGCTAGTGGCTTTTGGACAAGCATTTTCACCAGCTTTCCAGAGCCATTCTTGGCCAGCAATGCCGCGCAACCGGTTTTGAAGGGGGCAGATGCGCCGGGCGCTGTTCCCGCTGATGAGTTTACATTCTTGGCAGAGAATATTGTTATTGAGGGATTGACTCTTGATGGCGATTACAACGTCAATGTGGATGGCGGAACTGCCTATGGTGCCAACTACGGGTCGTGGGGTGGTACTTGGCCCAATGGATCGACTGCAGCCTCTACCTGGGCTGCTGACAATTATCAGTATCCTGTTTATGCCTATAACGTCCGTGGCTTGATAATCAAAGACTGTCGAGTTAAAAATAGTTGGTACAACGGGGTGTCGATTTACCGCTGCCACGATGTTCAGATTATCAATAACATTCTTCAGAACTGTGGCGACAAAGCAAACTACCTCGGTTACTACGCTGGTGCTGAAATTGACAACGCCTCATATAGATGTCAAGTAATTGGAAACATCATTAAGAATGTAGGCAACGGCATTGTTTCCAATGGAGACAACCTAGCATATGTTTGGCGAGCCGTTCAAGAAGTTATCATTTCAGATAATATCTTTGATACAACCTATCAAAGTGGTATTTTTGCTTTTGATTGGATTGCTGATTGGCAAATTACCAACAACGAATTTATTGCAATCGGCACTAGTCCAATCGAGTTGGCAGTAATTTCAGCTGCCGTGTCTGGACGCCAAGCTCAATACTGTAAGATTTCAAAAAACCTAATACGCAGCTATAACACCAGAAATTTAGCTGGTAATGTTGGCATTCGTGCTCTTGGTAGCGGACACACTGTCACTGATAACTCTATCTTTCTAGAAAGTTCTGCCGTTACTGCTAATACTTGGGGAATTGTTGTTCAAGATCCAAGTACTGCAATTCCAACTGGATCCAGCAAGGGCTGCTTAATCGCCAACAACTACTTAAGTGGTAGATTCCCTGGAACGGATGAAAATTCTGGTGGTGGTATTGTTATGGGAGCTACCAACAGTCAAGCAGTTGGTAACACAATTATCTCAACCGCAAACGTTGCTTGGACTGCCATTCGAGTTGGAGCGGATGATGTCAAAGTTGCATCAAATGACATTCGTGGTTCGTGGCTATTTACATCAGGTAAGCGGGCCATCGTTTATGGTAGTGGACTAAGGCCATATGTAAAAGATGCCAAGTATGAACCACTTTTGGATATTCGTACTGGTGTGAGCAGGGCTTCTTTGACGGGTTGGAATGTTGTTGATTTCACTAATTACACTCCAACCACATACGATAACCGTAGTAATTTTAACACTGGAACAAATGCTTTTGTTGCTGACATACCTGGACTATATGAATTTACAGCACAAATAAACTTTAATTCAGTTGGTACGCCTGCTAGCCCTGTTTCTGTAGTTGGTATTTTTGAACGAAATAATGCTACAAGTTTTGGGAAAGCGTGGGCCAAATCTCCTGAGCTTTGTACACTTTCTTTTTCAACTTTAATCGAATTAAATGTTAACGATTCAGTTACATTAAAAACATTTGGAGCAAGTTCTTACGCGGTTGACGTTGATACCCACGTCAACGTTAAATTTATCCAACAACGAACCTAATTATGGCCCTCACTAAAACCCTTACTCTTGTTAATAACTTTCAAGAGTTTTCAATCTTTGAAGATTCCTATTTAAAGGTAACTTCTTTCAGTGGTTCAAAGGAGATTGTCTCATTTGACCTGAGCGCATTTAAGGTGAAGGACGGAATCTTACTTCAAAAACAAGAGTACGTCTTTGCTATTGATCTTGAAGGCTCTAACCCAATTAAACAAGCATACGAATACCTAAAAACCCTCCCTGAGTTCTCCGACGCGGTTGACTGCTGATGACAAAAACACGTGACTTAGCCGACCTGGGTGGAGGTTTCATCCAGGCTGGTACCGGTGCTGTGCAGCGCACCGTTGAATCAAAGCTGCAAGATGTGGTGAGTGTTAAAGATTTTGGTGCAGTTGGAGATGGGGTGGCTGATGATACTGCATCTATTCAGGCAGCAATTAACGCAGCTGGTGGGCAAACAGTATTACTTCCTACTGGTACGTATAAAATTACATCGACACTTACCTTTACGCCAACGGCAGCGACGTTTGAAAAGCCAATTCGCTTGGTTGGTGATGGGATGCTCTCTAGCGTCATCGACACCCGTGTTGTAAACGGTCCTGCTATTTCCATAACCGCTAGCTCAACCTATAGATTTTCCACTGGCGGAATCCTGAAGGATTTTTCAATTATTACAAATGGTTCTCCGGTAAATGCAGATGGCATACGACTGTACTCTGTATATCATTTAGATATTGAAAAAGTTCGAATCAACGGTTTATCAGGTAAAGGTATCCACATTCGCAGTTCCGGATCTGGTGATACTGATACAACCGCATATTTACGGATTACCCAATGTAGACTTACTTCTAATAGTTATGGAATCTATGTTAAATCAGACCTATCTGGAGGTGTGCCTTTAGCTTATGCAGATATTGAGCACTGCGCGTGTGACTCGAACACTAGTGCTGGTATCGCTATGTGGTCGGTAGATCAAGTTAACATTAGGTATAACACAATCACTACTAACGGATCTACTGGTTCCTTTGGTGGGGTGTATGTTGATGGGTTTGGGTCATCATCTAGAGATATCTGCATTCATTCCAATGAAATTGGCAATAATAATAAACCATACCAAATTAAATTAGTCTCTACTATCAACAGTTCATCAACAATGAACCGATTTGTTACACTTAATGGTGAAACAAACACACTTGATAATATACTCCTTGATACGGTAAATGGCTTTATTAGTACTCAAGACTTCCACGTGACTGGGAATGCCATTACATCTTTGAATGCTTATAGAAGTTTGAATACCAATAGCTCATTAACTATTATCGACCCTTACTGGTCTGGTCATGGAGCTGTTGGTGGTCAGGTTAAGTACAGTTTATCAGCTAGTACGTCACAAACCACTATTCGAGAACTTGGCACGTCTCGTGGTCAAGCCCTTGTCTATAAATCCGCAACTGTTTCGGCCAGCTCATACACTCCTGATTGTCTTGAAGCTGGAGTTCATCGAATAATTTACACTGGTGCAAGTTCAACATTTACAATCAACGCTCCGCTTAATGCAGAAAGTGGAAGACAACTGATACTCAGGATATTCAATGCCGTTGGAGCTGGATGGACAACGCTTGCATTTAATGCTGCATTTTCAGTCAATAATCCTGGAGTACCTAATACAAGCACATCCAGCACTGCCTCTTTCTACTACGATCCAAACTCAGCGCAATGGATTCAAGTTGGAGCCTGGGCAACCAATCTGCCGTAATTTAATTATTCACCTTGATAACAGCAATGGCTCTTCAATCTTCTATTACCGAAACACGTCAACATTTTACAGGACAACTTGTTTGCAATTCTGCTTATTGGCGTATTGATCAAATTATTTGGAACAAGCAAGGTTTGACTTTCGTTGTAAACGCATACGCCACCAACCAAGGTCCCATGCTTTACAGTGATAAGTTTTCGTTTGCACCGGAACTTGACGGTGACAATTTTATCAAACAAGCCTACCAATTCCTCAAGACCCTCCCCGAATTCTCTGACGCGGCTGACTGCTGATTATGATCACCATCCTAGGTATCAAAGTGTCTTACGAAACACTTGCCTTCTTCATCCTATTCATCGCTTCTGAGTACCTTGGTATGACTAAGAAGCGTCGCTCTAATAGTGTTACCCAAGCCATCTCTATGGCTGCTGCTTACTTTAGTAAGACTCGTACTGAAGATGACACAGTACGGCGTATCCGTAGAACCTTTAGAGGGAAGTAATTATCATGGTATTGCTGCAAGTTAAGCAGTACTACCCCCAGACAGATAGTGCAACAGGTCATGGAGATCGGATGTGCTTTAGCTCTACATGTGCTATGGCCGTTAAGTATCTCCTACCTGATGCGCTAAAGGGTAGTAATGCAGATGATGATTACTTGAGAACAGTTCTCAAATACGGTGACACTACTCTCTCCACTAGTCAAATTAAAGCCTGTCAGCAATATGGTGTATTTGCTACCTTCTACCAGAAAGGCACAAGACAGGATCTACTTAACGAACTCAAGGCTGGTTACCCAGTAGCTACAGGTATCCTCCATAAAGGACATGCTTCCAATCCTGTTGGTGGTGGTCACTGGATGCTTCTCATCGGTGATGATGGGGAACACGGTATCTTCCATGATCCATACGGTGAGATGGATAACGTTAACGGCGGTTACGTTACCATTGGTTCAGGTGGTAAAGATGTTAGCTATTCCTGGACTAATTGGCTAAAGCGTTGGGAAGTAGAAGGTAAAGGTACTGGTTGGTATATGACCTTCCGCCCTTTGTCAACGCCTGTTCCTAAGGCTGCCGAGATGCAACCTATCGCTC